TAATGTATGGTGGAATTGGTAATTTTATGAATGAATTTAATCTATTAAATAAAGACATATTAAATACTGATACTTTTTTCAGTGTATATAATAATTATTTTGATACTAAAGAGTTAAGTTATCAAGTTAGTCAATATAAGGATTTTTTCACGGACTTTTCTAAGGATTATACTACAAAGGATTATATGGATGGTATATTAAAAGACATTATAAAAACAACACCAAATAGTAGTCATTTAATGAGAATACCGAATAGTAATAGTAATATTTTTAGAGCTAATTTTAGTGATTTCCGTTTTATTGATAATATATCCCAATTATCATCTCAAAATATTCCCAAACAAATTGATAATTTGATGAACAAGTTTAATGGTTTTGTTGATAGAAAACAAATTATATTAAATAATATAATAGAAATAATTAATAGACCTGTTATACCTAACATTAAATGGATTGATAATTTGGGTCATTTTCTTATGGATAATATTGAATTATATGTTGATGATCAACAATTAGAAAAACTATCATCTGATTGGTTACAAATTGTATCTAATTTTAATGTCCCATCTGGTCAAGAAAGAGGATATAATATTATGATTGGAAATATACCAGAATTAACAACACCACAAACCCATATAGGATCATATAAATTACATATACCACTACCATTTTACTTTCATAAGAAACCATATATGGCATTACCATTAGTTGCAATGTTTAATAGCAATATATTATTCAAAGCTAATATAAGAAAATTAACAGAATTATTAGATATACCTAAATCAGCAGTTATAAAAATGGGTGGAAAGTTAAATATTTCATTATTAGGTTCTTATGTATATTTGGATACTGTAGAGAAAAACTTATTCGGTACATCACGTCATGAGTACATGATAGAACAAGTACAATATTTAACCAAGTATGTTAACTCACAAGAAACAACTATGGATATAAGATTTTTGAATCCAGTGAAAGATATCTTTTTTATGTTACAATCTAATAATAATACATTAAATAATTATTCTATTGATACATCCAATAATTATATTAATAATTTTATGATAGAACAGAGGAATAAATATAAAATTTTGGATATTGATATATCAGATACTGCTATATTGTATAATTTGAAACCATATGAAAGAACTATATATAATAATATCAAAAATGAGGGTATCAATCCATTTGAATCAATAAGTATAAACTTTAATGGACATGACCGAGTTCACGAATTACCAACAGATTTTACAAGTATAATATATCCGTATGAGAGGTATAAAAAGACGTTCCAACCAGGATTAAATGTGTATCCTTTTTGTTTATATCCGGAGGAGGGAATGTCAACGGGTTATTGTAATTTTACATATTTGAACAATCAAAGATTAGAGTATACATTAAAACCGAATATAGAATTTGAATCAGGAACATTAAAGGTATTAGCCAGATCATATAATATATTAAGAATAGCCAGTGGAATAGGTGCTATAGGTTTTTAGATGAAAAAAAATAACTGAGGTAAAGTTAAATATGGGAGGTGGAGGATTGTTACAGTTAGTATCAGTAGGTTATCAAGATATGTTTTTAATCCATCAACCGGAAATAACTATGTGGAAGAAAGTTTATAAGCGTCATACAAATTTTGCTGTTGAAGCTATACCTCAGTTCTTTAATACTAAACCTGATTTTGGGACACGTGTAACATGTACTATCGCTAAAAATGCTGATTTAATTTCACGTATGTATCTTGTTGTAAATTTACCACCTATAGGCCGCTTTCTCAACGTTCCATTGGAAAGTGGAGAAGGTAATCAAAATATAGCTAAATGTGCGTGGGTAAAGAATATAGGATTTCAGTTAATCAAGATAATAGAGTTAGAGATAGGCGGAGTAATTGTGGACAGACATTATGCAGATTGGTTGCACATATGGGCAGAGTTAACGACATCAATAGGACAAAAGCGTGGTTTAGATAAGATGATAGGAAATGTATCATATTTGAATGATTTTACAAATGGTAAGGAATCATATCAATTATATGTTCCATTATTCTTTTGGTTTTGTAGATATCCTAATATGGCATTACCATTAATAGCTATGGAAAGTGCAGATGTAAAAGTAAATGTAGAATTTAATTCATTAGATAATACACTTATATTAGCACCATCTCATTTTATTGAAATTGATGATGATGTGGTTTTATATAAGATGGGTGATATTATTAAACAAACTGTTAAAAATGTAACTACATATGGTAAATTTATATTTTACGATGTATTAACAAAGAGATTATATTATAATAGAATCACACCTGAGTCATTCATATTAGGTACTAATATAAGTAATCAAAATAATATTATAACTATACCGACGAAGTGAGAGATTATATTTAGATAAGAACAAATATTTCACACATTTATTAAATCTATCATTAGGAAATACATATTTATTGGTTGATTATGTATATTTAGATATACCAGAGAGGTTAAAATTTTTACAAAGTAATCATGAGTATTTGATAGATGTATTACAATTTGATAATGATAAACAGTTATTTCATATGAATAATAAGATAAAGGTTGGATATAATAATCTTTGTAAGACGTTAATATTTAGAGGACAATATGATTATTATAGTAGTGGATACATGAAAGATAAATTTAATTATGAGAATGAAAATGGAGAAAGTTTAATAAGAAAAGCGAGGATATTATTTAATGGTCAGGAACGTGTAAGAGATAAGACGACTGAGTATTATGAATGGATCCAACCCTATCAAACTCATACTCATCCACCACCAAAAGGAGTATGTATATATTCTTTTGCATTAACTCCTGAAACACATCAACCAACAGGTGCAGTTAATTTAAGTATGATAAATGACATAGTATTAGATGTAACAGTAGATAAAGGTGTATCCTATCAACGACCAATAAAATTACGTATTTATTCAGTAACATTGAATGTATTACGAATTATTAATGGAGTTGTTAGTATTGCATTTTAATAAAT